GCATTGGCATACCTCCTGGCGGGGGAGCGCCCGCGCCGGGAGGCATTGGGGGTGCGCCGCCAGCGGGCGGCATCGGCGGAGGCGCCGGCATCGGCGGCGGCTGCGCTGGTCCAGGGATAGGCGGTGCAGCCATCATCGCCCTGGCCTCCGGTGGCCCAGAACCCAACTGAGGCAAGTTCTGCAACAACTGGAGAATTTCAGCATTCTTCAACTGGTCGGTCTTGGCCTGACGCGGCTGCATCAAACCCGTGAGGGTGCGCAGAGCCTGCATAACCTTGACGCCTTCAGTCGATTCAGAACCAAGAGCCGGCAAAGACTGTTCCAACAAATCCAGCGCGAGACCAACATTAATCATCGCCGCTTCTTTGTTGCCCATCTTGGGCTCAGGGGTCATCATCGGTGAACCCATCGGAGGGGTCACGGCATCCGGCGCACTTCCATCACCGGCGGCGCCTTCGCGCTCCAGCAATCTCATAATGCGATCATCGGTAACTGCCATCTGAACCTCCGAAGACTAACTAACTACCGATTAGTCAATTAGTCCAGAAAAAATCAAGTGGGAGGATATATTTACAACGTGCGTCCCCCCGGCGCACAGCGGAATCAAACGGGTTCGCCCCGTCGATTAGTTACCGCTTCGCCTTACGGCCACGACGACGAGCCATCGTAAATCCTCCTTTCGGGTTGAATGTTACGCCCCCCAAAACTCATATTAGCGGCGGGTTTTACGCGCCTTGCGCATCGCACGGTACATGAGATCACCTCCTTTCAATCCCGGCTCGGACGCCGAGTTCCACGATCATTACCCATGGAACGGATCGACGTCACGCGATATTGTAGGGAAGCAGGCGCCTCAGAGCGCGATAAATCTTTCTCGGTGTATCGGGGCTGATCCCCTCGAAGGCTAGATACCTTCTCCATCACGACACCTTCTTCAAAGCCGGCGGGGCTGAAGGCTGGGCTTGGGGCGCTTCACCACCCTTTTGCTCGGCTTTCTTCAACTTATCCTTCAACAACTGTTTCATAGGAGGCTCTAACAAGTCAAGCAAACTCTCCTTGTCGATGGCCTGAGCCTTGAACAGATTGAAGGCCAAAGTCCGCAAATCCTCCATGAAAATAGGAGAATTGCTGTGCGCATCAACCTTAACCACATAGTCCTTAGTGAACTGCTCCGGGATAAACACCACCCCATTCGAGTCCCGTAAACGTGTGGTATCGTCCTGCTGCATGACCTTCAGATAAAGCGTTGCCATCTTCTCCAGCGAGTCCTCCACAATCAAAGCGCGCTTCTTGGCTCGGGAGGAACCCAACCTTGCCAACTGAGAAGCATGGCTTTGAGAGCGGACCCCCGACTCGCCGCGGCCCGACAACACAGAGGAAATTCCTGACGCCTCAGCAAACATGGCGTCTATCTCATTCAATTCCTTGAACAAATCCTGCGGCATATTGGGCGCTAACCGCTCAACCTTGGCGTTAGGCATGTCACTCGCCAGCAACCCACCAGGACGGTTCAAGGCAAAATTCTTCTCGTCCAGAATACCCGTAAAGCCGGTCAAGGCGGTGGGCGGACTGACTTGCTTCGACAGCAAATCAAGGATTTCCGCCATTCGTTTATTACGCATCTCCTGCAAATAAACGAGGCGCTGCACCTCCGACTGACCCCAATAATAATCGGGCATCGGGTTCGGGCAGATGTGAACAAACGGCAACTCGCCCTTGAGGAACATCTCCTCGTTAGGGCGGTCGTAAATAACCACATCAGGGTCAGCAATGGTGACCACCTGATAGTCGTCAATCTCACTGTTCCAGACATACAACTCGTGCATCTGGATCGTGTCCTCGGCAACTTCCGGTCGCATCCGGTTCATGCCCGACAAATCCAAATTCACGTTGCCGTAAATCTCTGGCGTCACACTGTTGATAATCACACGGTCAATACCATTCGGAATATTCTCCGGCTGATGCTTGGCCTCCGTGATGCGGCTCATAATCTTCTCGCGCTTGGGATGCGAGTACAAGCGATGAGCCAACTCCGACCGCGTAATGTAATACCTATGAACAAAAGCCTCTTGGCGATCCGTGTACAGCACATCCTCGCGCAGCACACCCACCTCACTCGGATCCACCACATACGGCGTGATCGAGTTACGACGCCGCACCAACTTGATGTAAGACGAGCAATAAACAAAAGCCCAAGTTAGCCCCAGGCCAAAGACCTGATCCGCATTGGAATTGTTCCACTCGTCATTGATGGCCTGCGTCAAAACCGGCACCTTCGAGTGCTCGGCCTGATGCACCGCGGCCCCAAGGTTAATGCTAAACCGCGTCGTGTCCGCGGAATACATGAACGCCGTAAGCTGGTCGATGTGCGGGTAAATCTTGTTGAAGTGAGCCGGTGCATCATCCGGCCCAGCCCCAAACAAAAAATAACTCCGCAGAGTCACATAATCCCTAGCCCTCGTTTCACGCGAGACAAAGCACTTGTCGATCAAATCGCGGTAGAACCGCTCGCGGTCAATCGGGTCGTTGGGGATTATCATGGCTTGATCTTTAGGTTCTCATGGTCCGCTATGTAGGACGCCGGCCTCGGCCCCTGCAAGTTACCAGCATCCTTGGGGTTAAAGCCAACACTTTCTCCACGCACCGACCGTACAGCCTGACCAGACATAACACTAGCCATATTGTAACCCGCACCACCGCCCCAAATAACCCCACCAGGGGCCTGCCTTTGAGGCGGGGCATTATTCCGGGTCAAATACCCCTCCTGATGCTCGCCTTCCCGGGTGGATTTCAAATTGGTCATGTTGAAGTCCTGCGCTAACCCCTTGACCGTGCTGTCCGTGTTCTTCGTGCGGTCCGACATGTAGTTCGGCGCCTGCAAATGAACAATCATGATCCCGTCAAGGCATCCATGAGGGCATTGAGCCTCCCACGCCTCGAAGAAACCATGTGCCTCACACTTATAATCGCGTTTTACCGCCATTTTGCCCCTCCATCTGCTCCAAAAGGGTCTCCTCACCGTAGTCTGCACGGTTTTTGACCCGTAAATCCAACTTAAAACCCTCCGAAGTGGCCTTCAAACCCCAACTGCGGGCCAATCTAGGCCTAGGTGTCTCCCGCCACTTCACAAACTTTACACCGCGAGGCCCCTGCATCACCGCAATCTCCCCCCGCTCCCAAGCCTGCAAAGCCCTACTCAGCCGTATCTGGTACTCCGGCGAGATGTCGCCCTGCCCATTCTCAACATTCTTCCGCAAAAACGCCTCACCAACCCCGGCAATCTCGGCAAACAACAATCGCGAAATGCCCCGATTGGGGTCAGCCAAGAAGCGTCTAAGCCTCTGAACTAGCTCGGATTTACTATAGATCGACATTTGCGGGCCATGAACGCATAGAACAATTCCGGCACTTTTTGTTCCGCTTGAGTCAACTCCAGCGTGATCTCCTTAGTATCAAACACCTCAAAGCCAGCACGCTGCATCAAAGCCACCCACATGTGCGGCCCAAGAATAGAATAGTGATTTGGGTTCCACTCGTGCGCCCGCGGCAACCCAGGGCCCGGAACCTCCACATACAACCCACCACCATCCTTCAAAACACGGTTAAACTCATACAGTGTAAACAAAGGATAGGGACTGTGCTCAATCGCATGACGGCACCACACCAAATCAACTGTGCCATCGGGGTCATCCAAGTCACTTATGTCACCGTGCGTGACCCCATGCTTCTTGGCACGACACGCCGCAACGTCATCCTCACTGAGCGTCACCCCCCAGAGAGATTGAAAGCCGGCACGCCGCATCTCGTCCATGAAAACGCCGGGGCCACATCCCGCATCAAGCACGAAGGAAGTAGGCGACAAACCGAATAATGGGATAAATGCCGACACGGCTTGGGCAATGAGTTCATTGTGGAAGTTTCCATCCTCAGGCTCCGAATAAACAGTTGAACGCGCCAACTTCAAATACGCCTCAAACTTATCCTGCTGCATCTGCAAACCCTATCTTCTTGAGGTAACTACTCACCGTGCGCGATCCCGCAATCTCCTCCGGCGTCTTGTAATCATCCCGCCTATTCAAATCACGCGTCACACGCATCTGAACCAACCGCGGCCACACCTGCTCCGCAAACGCCGCACAAGCCAAGGCACTCGCAATAACACGATCATCCTTGCCACGACCCGCAGCCTGAATAGACCCACCATCACGACGCACCGACTTCATCTCATCAATCAAATCCAAACACCGAACGCGCATCATCCCACGCTCAAAGTAATCCTTCATGTAATTCAACATCCGCTCCTTGGACGAAGCAGTCGTCAACCAACCAATACTGTTCGTAATCCCACCAAGGTTGTCATTCTTGCGCCACATGTAATTCTGCAAATGCACCAAGACATTCATCAAGTCCTTGCCCTGATGCCCGCCCAACGCCGCAGCCTGACGCTTCAAATTCCGCAACTCGTTAATCACCGCCTGACCTGGACCATTCACCTCCAAATTCAGCGTGCTGTTCTTATAAGCACCAGCCAAATGAGCAATGACCCAAGCAAACTGATAAGTGTTCAACTCACTGGTCGCAAACTCCGCAACCTGCTCCATGCCCTCCGCATAACAACGATAGACAGAAACACAAAATCTATCGGCCCAATCACTAGACCCATAAGCAGGATCAGCACCAATAACATAATATCCTGCATCAACCGGCTCCTCCCATACCTTCAACGTCGCCAGCCGCTCATTCGTCTTCATCACCTGAGTATCAACAAACGTCGCACCCATCACATACCGATAATACTCAGGCACCTCCTTCTTGGCGTCCTTCACCGCATCAGTACAACGCGCATTACTGAAGAACGAACTACCCGTCATAATAAACGCATAGTCCTCAGTCGGCGGAAACTCCTGATACATCAACGCATCATCACGTATCCCCTCAGCTAACTTCCAACGCCACCACGCCATCTGACGCGAGTTAATCTCAACGCCGTACAACTTCTTAATCTCTCGCGTCCACTCACGCTCCTCCGGCGTCAATCGACCATCCCAATAAGTCTTGTACACAGCCGATTCTGGGTCCGCCGCATAGAACTGATTCCGCCACCAACCACAGAAAATTGCCCTCTGCGTCCGCGCACGCTTGGCGGTAACATACATATCATGGAACATGTTGAAGCCGCGTGCCGTGCTCTCAAACATATACAAACGGTCGGGGTTGGTCTCAGCCAACGAAGCCAACAAACTCGCCAAACCCTCCTCATCCCCCCACGATGACGTTTCAGTCCCATGAAGATAGGTAATCGCCTTACCACGCCCCAAACTCCCCTTGGCCCGCAAACCAGCCACCTGATAAAAAAGCCGAGACCGATTCCTCAAAATCAACTGATTCCGGTTATGTCCCTCCAACGGAATCTTATACTCCTTGGGCAAATGCTCATGATACATCCCCAAGGTAGACCGAAACATCTCACGGTTCTCCTCCGTGTCGGTCACCAACGTCGCACCCAAACCAGGATGCGTGAAAACCCAATACAAATCCAAAGCTAGGGAGATGGTCGTAATACCCAACTGCCGGCCCTTGAGAATCACATAATGATGCGCACCCTCCTCAAGACCCTTGGCAATCTCATCCATCACATACGTCTGCGTCCCCAACAACGCATCCAAACGCTTCAGACCCTGCTCCTTAGTCTCAATCTGAAGCTGACTACAAAACTTATAAAACTTCTTCAGATCAAACTTCATTTGACCAACCTATAACCATCCAACTTCCGATCACTTACAATATTCATCCCAAACCGCTTCCGACAATCACTTACACCCAACCTAACCACAGTCCTCCAAGTACTCGGCCTCTCACCATCCACAGGCCATAAACTCAAACGTAAATCCTCCCAACTCAACGCACCACCATCAACACCCTCAAACAAACCCTTCAACAACACACCCACACTCACCCCAGGCGGACGACGATAACGCGCTCGCACATCACCCCTCACACGACCCTCATTCACCAACTTAGAAACATACTTAACACTTACACCACACTCCTCCGCCACAGACTTCAACAACATCCCCGACGAATACATACCCAACACCCGATCATATAAATCTAATCGCATCACACACCCTCCATAGAACGTAAATAACACCGACAAACCAAAAACACAATTTTTTCTATGGGGGGAGATGGTTGGGGTGCACGCGCCCAGGGGGGCCCTTGGCCATCCGCTCGGCCGTCTGGCGCAGGCGCGGTGCCGTCTGCCCTGACCATGACCATGCCCTAGCCGCGGCGTGGCGTGCCATGACACGGCAGACGCGTGCCATCACAGGCAGGCACAGACCCCTTGTAAATATAGACGCGGGGGGAGAGGCAATCCCCGCTGCTAAGACGATGGCAGGCTGGTATACTATAACATTACACGCACATGGTTATATTAGTGATTCAATATGTATTCATATGTATAGATATATAGTATATAGGCGAGGTGTGAACATTACAAAGATTTAATCCTACTTTGTATAAATTTATCTTGCCTTTTATTATGCCATGCGGTATTGCTTACACAACAAGGCAATGGTGCTTTGTAGTGAAAGAGGCATAAAGCGATGTTTGGTTTGCAGGCTCATTACAATCTTCGCGGCCAATATACTCTCGGCCAGCGTATCGCTGCCGCCGAAGCGGAAAGTGCTTTGAATGCTCGGGATGCGTTGCGTGATGCGGGTAGGGCGCTGGCGCGTGGCGATGGCGCGGCATGGCGTGAAGCCTGCATTCTCGCTGCCGCTCACTATCGCTGCGCGGGCGAGCATGATCTTGCCGCGCATTGGACGCGGCGCGCTAAGGTTTGAGGGAGGTTTTGTATCATGAACGCGCGCGATAGCTTCCTAATCGGTTCGTTTTTCGTGGTGCTTTTGCTTTGGCTTCTCATTGGTTAGTTCTGGCAAGCGCAGGGTAATAGCTGCGCTTTTCTGAACCAATCATGGTTCATTATGGGGGATATTATGCATAAGTATAACGTCGAATACACCGACACTTTCGGAGGCGAGGCTAACTATTGCTGGGTTAAGCGCGCCACAGTTTCCGTGCCGGAATGGTCTGCCTTTAAGGATTGGGATGGCAATGGGCGCCGCGAGCCGAAAGGTTACCAAGCTGCCGTGATGCGCCGCGCTAAAGCTGCGCTTGGCTTGTCTGGCGTGCGTGGCGTTACTGCCAGCCTGGGCGATGGATATGAGTTTCGGCCTTATGGCATGGCGGCTGTGCTTTTCGTCACCTACTCGGAGGCATAAGCAATGCTTACACCATACCAGATTGCCGAACGCGCCGAACGCTATGAAGGCCGCGCCAATATCGCAGCGATTAATCGCCTATTCCGGCGCCAAGATGAAAGCCATCTTTGGCCTATCAATGGGCGTTTCGATGCCACAGAACGCGCTATTAGGCGCTTGCGGCGCTTGGCACGCGAGGGCGCTTGCATCGAAGCTGGCCTCAATTATGCGCTGGCATTGGATGCGGAGATTAGCACCATTGTGAATGGAGACTATTGATCGGCGCGGGCTACGGCCCCGCCTCCCGATCATGTCATGGCGGCATGATCCGGCGGCGCTACCGCCAAACAAGAGGGGCAAAACAATGATTTGTTATCAGGCCATTGTCACTAAGTATCACGGCCCGACTAACTACAAAGGCTCGCGCATATCTGCGCGTGCGGACGCGGGCCGCGTGGTGTTGAGCTATGACCACGCACTTAATGCGGACGAAAACCACGCGAAGGCTGCGCAGGCATTGGCAGACCGCTACGGATGGACGGTTAAAAACGGCTATCCCGCACTTGCGGGAGGGGCTTTGCCTGGGCACGCGGGCTATGTTTTTGTCATGCCGCGGGAGGGCTGACCCATGACCAAACACACACCCGGCCCATGGGTTGTTACCTCTGCCCCTTATGGCGCGCTGCGCGTAGGGCCAGCGTTGCTAGAACATCCCGGCCGTGAAGCTGTGGAATACGCCCAAGCGCGAGGCCGCGACCTGATGGCGCAACGCGCGGCGGATGCAGCCCTAATCGCCGCCGCGCTTGATATGCTTCAAGCCCTGCGCGACATTGCCGCCGCGACCACAGGCGACGACAGCGAAACTGCCCTCGCTGAGATCCAAGGCATTTGCGCCCGCATTGGCGCGAAAGTAGGGGAGGTTTGCTGACCATGTGGCAAGTAACAGTCTGGGGCGGGACTACCCGCCCGCCTATCCCCGTCGCGACCCTATGGACACGCGACGCGGCTGAGGCGCTCCGGCTTGAGAGGGAGAGCGAGACCCCTTCGCTATGGTGGTTCCTGCGCCGGGTAGCCAAGCCATGCTGAGGAAGCCTTACACCCTGCCCCAAACCCCAGGCATGATTCGGGCGCTTATCGCTGTCAGGCTTGAAAT